TCCCCGGCATGATTCCGGCAACGGATATGCTGCACTTTAAAGGCCTTTGTACTGATAACCCATTGAAGGGTAAAAATCCGATTCAGGTGCATGCCGAGAGTTTGGGTATTGATTTGGCCGCTATTGGCTCCAGCGCTAGCGTTTACAAAAACGGGATATTGAAATTTTTGCTTACTAGCGATGCAATGATAAAGCCCGAACAGGCCAGCGCATTGAAGAATAGTTTGGATGACGTAATTAACGGACAGGCGCGCAGCACTGTATTGCCGAACGGCGTAAAGATGGAGCGTTTGAGTTTGTCGCCTGAGGAAGCGCAATATATTGAACAGCGTAAATTCTCAGCGCAAGAAATTGCTCGAATGTTTGGCGTGCCTTCCTCTATGATTGGCGCCAACGATGGCGGCGTGAAGTCGTCAGTTGAGCAAGAGTTTCAGGATTTTTATGCGCGCACGCTGTTAGCTTACGCGATTAATATCGAGCAAGAGATGGGGCGCAAGCTGTTGACTGAACAGGATAAGCCTACGATGTATTTTAAGTTTAATTTTAATTCGCTGTTGCGAGCCACGGCCAACGATCGCGCGGACTTTTATAATAAAGGTATTCGCGGCGGATGGTTATCGCCAAACGAGGCGCGCATGTGGGAAGATATGAACGGGTACACCGACGGCGCTGGCTATATGGTTGAATCAAATTTAATACCAGCGGACAGAATGGACGAATATATGGAGGCTAAAATAATTAACCTAACAAACAAGGCATTAAACAACAATAACCCAACGGGTGACAATAATAATACACAGGCATGATTGAAAAAAGAACGATAACCGGAACGATTGAATATAGAGCCGAAGGCGATGCAATGCCCAAGGAATTGGGCGGCATTGCTGCGGTTGTTAATAGCGTGACGGATTTAGGATATTTTGAGGAAGTAATCGCACCAGGGGCATTTGATTACGCGCTGCAAAAAGATTACGATATTCGCTGCTTATTCAATCATGAGAGCGAATTAATATTAGGCCGCACCAAGGCAAACACCTGCAAGGTATTTGTAAACGCTCAGGGTAATTTAGAGTACACTTGGGTACCTGATTACGAAAACCCCACGCACGTAAGCGTGGTGCGCTCAATTATGCGTGGAGATATTACACAATCGAGTTTTGCGTTCACAATCCGCGAGCAAGTTTGGACAGAATCCGAAAAGTACGGGAATATGGGTAAGCGCGTGGTAAACGTTATCGAGGATTTATACGACGTCAGCCCTGTGACATATCCAGCGTATGAGGACACCGAAGCCGATGCGCGCAGTATTATTAAAATGCGCGACGAAGAGAGAGAGATTAGCGACGCCGAGCAATCAAAGGCGAGCGCTGATATTATTAAATTGATTGCAATCCGTTATAAAAATTACTAAAACATGAAAAATATCAAAGCTTTAAAAGAAGAGCGCGGCAGCTTGTTAGACGAGTTGGCTGGCTTGCAGAATGTTATCGAGCGTGAAGCTAGAAGCATGAGCGAAAAAGAAACTTCAAGATTATCAGAAATCGAAGCGCGTTTATCCGCTATCGCTTCTGAAGTTGAGAAGCTTGAGAAATTGCAAAACTTAGCTGCACAGGCTGCTGGTAACAGCGCGAGCCGTAGCGAAGAGAAAGAAAAGCAAAAAATGAAAGAGCAGTATTCTTTTAAGCGTGCTATGGAGATGGCTATTAGTGGCCGTCGCGATGGTATCGAGGGAGAGTTTAACGCTATTGCAGCTGAAGAGTATCAGCGTTCTGGCGTTTCTGTTTCTGCTCATTCTATTAAAATCCCCTCTGAAGTTTTCAAACGCGACATGACCGCTACCGGTGGAAGTTCAGGCTCTGAGGGTGGTGTAAACATTCAAACCTCTGTCGGTTCAATTATCGACGTGTTATTGCCTAAGACCGTTTTACGTGGCCTAGGCGTTCAGCAGTTGAGCGGATTGGTAGGCAACTTGGATTTACCAACTGCAAGCACATTGCCGTCAGCTGGATGGAATACCGAAAACGGAAGTGCTACCGAGAAAAGCCCTGCATTCTCAAAAATCACTTTTAGCCCTAAGCGTTTGGCTGCTTACATTCAGGTTTCTAACCAGTTATTGTTGCAATCTTCAAACAGCATAGACGCTTATGTTCGTAACTGGTTATTGCAGGCTATGGCTCAGAGCTTGGAAGCTGCTGCTATTAAGGGCGGCGGTTCTAACGAGCCAACAGGTATTATTGCTAACAGCAGCGTTAACGTTGTGTTTGCAGGTGGGGCCACTTCAAATTCAACCAACGCCAACGGTGCTGCACCTGTTTGGGCTGACGTTGTTAACTTGATGAAGGCTGTAGAAAACGCCAACGGCGATGGAGTTGCTTATTTGACTAACCCATTGGTTAAGGCTAAATTGCAAACTACTCCACGCCAATCAAGCGGCGTAGAAGGGAACTTTATTTGGGCCGCTGGCGGTTCCGAGTTGAACGGTTACCCTGTAGCTGTTTCTACCTTGGTTCCTAGCAATTTGAGCAAAGGTACTTCTAGCACTTTGAGCGCTGCTATTTTTGGAGATTTTTCTAAGATGGCTTTAGCTTCTTGGGGTGGTATGGAGTTGACTGTTGATCCTTATAGCGGTGCAACTGCTGGATTGACTAACGTGGTATTAAATGCTTACATGGATTGCAACTTGTTGCAGCCTGCTGCTTTCGCAGTTTGTAAGGACATTGTAGCCTAATTATAACAGGGCGCAAACTGTATAATCTTGCGTGGGCTAGTGTTGGTTAATTCTCAACACTAGCCGCTAATTATGAAAGTTAAATTTTTGATTAACCCGACAGGCAAATGGAATTTATCCTACAATGCCGGGGAGGTTGTGGAATTAGAACAGAAACAGGCCGAACTATTAATCGAGGTAGGCGATGCCGAGGCGGTAGTGGAAGAGGCCAAGCCAAAAAAAGTAAAACCAATTAACCCCGAAGAGGGCGACTAATGATCACCGGAAAACGCATAATAAGTTACAGCCACGCGGCCACCGATTACGTTTCGCTAGCGGAAGCCAAACAGCATTTGCGCGTAACGTCAACAGCGGACGATACATATATCAGCAATCTTATTTCGATGGCCTTGGATATGTGCGGTCAGCATTTAGGCTACAGCGTCCGCAAGGCAAGCGTGCAATATGGGTTTGATTCATTGGTAGGGCAGCCTGCTATTATGAATCCCGTTAACGGCACCGAGCAACCTGTTGGCAATTTATTGCGTATTCCTTCCCGTGTAATTAGTTTAGATTCTGTTCAATATGTGGATGACAACAACACAGCGCAGGCGTTTACGGATTATATTGTATCGCCTCAGCCGTTGGGTACTTACGGCCGCACCATATTTATAACAAGCGCCCCAAGCAGCACAACCGATGACGTAACGAAATACCTGGTAACGGTTACTGAGGGTTTTGAACTTGCCACAGCCACGCAGGTGGATGCGGGCCTATTGTTTCCGCAAGCGATTAAGTTTGCCGCGTTGCTACTAGTGGGGCAAATGTATGATAATAGGCAGGCAACCGCTAATACTAGCCAAAATTCGGCTATGGAGTACGGTATTGAATTTTTACTACAACCCTATAGAGCAATTCAATTTATATGAATGCAGGCGCTTTTGACGAACTTATCACGTTGCAGAGTTACACAACTACAACGGACAGCAACACCGGGGAAAAACTACAAACGTGGACAACCTACGGAACTGCATGGGCTAGGGTAGTCGAGGCACCTGTGGGGATTGAACAGGTAAACGGCGATAAGCGCGAACACAAACAAATCGTTGACTTTACTGTTAGATATGATGCGGACATAGATGTAAAGCACCGCGTGAGCTGGAATAACCGTTATTTTAATATTCTGAATCTGCAGGAATTACAGCGCCGCATGTATTTAAAAATCCAAACCGAACTAAGTGAATGAGGTTAAGGGCTTGGCAAAATTGATTGACGACCTGCGCAAGGCAGGCGCTGAGTTTCAATTTCAAGACACGTTAAAAAAAGAAGGCCAGCGCGTTATTGATGACGCCAAGGCATTGGCCCCTGTGGAAAGTGGCGACATGCGCGATTCGATTGGATTTATAACGTCCAAGGATAGCAAGTTTAAAAACACTGTATTAATTGGCCTGCGTAAAAACTATTATAACCATTACCTTGGAGTTATGTTTGAGTTTGGCACCGAGCCACGAATCCAAAAATCTACGGGCCGATATACAGGTGAATTGATACCTAAGCCATTTATGCGGCCTGCACTGGATAAGAACAGGCAAGCAATTGTTAACGGCATAAAAAAAGGATTGACAGAAAAAGTAACTAAATTAGCGGAAAAATATAATTTAAAATAATCATGCCAACTACAGGACCAGTTAACGGAACGCTGATAGCCATTTACAAGGACATATCAGGAACACTAACCAAAATCGCAAACGCTACTTCTAACAGCTTCGATATTACTTCGGACATGATAGACGTAACCAATAAAGACAGCGCAGGCTGGAAGGAATTTATTGTTGGCGAAAAAGGCTACACGCTAAGCGTTGAAGGTATTTTTGAAGAGGACGGCTCAGTGGGTGCAGGTGCATTGTCTTGGAAAGACGTGATCACCGATTTAACCGCTGGAACTTCCGTTACCATTGTAATGACTTCTAACGTTTCCGGTGACATTAAATTGAGCGGCGCGGCTTTCTTCAGCAACTTGAATTTAACCGCACCTAACAACGACAAAGCAACGTTCACAGCTACCATTCAAGGAACTGGAGCGTTGACAGTAGGCACAATCTAATTTTTGGTTGGTTTTCATAATGACATTTGCCCGCCTAAAAAGCGGGCTTTTGTGTTATATTTGCAACATGGAAATTAAACTAAAAGATAAGATTTACCCGATGACATTCAACATGAACAGCATAAAGGCCATCATGGTGGACGCGGGAATGAAAACGTTTGCGGAATTGCAGACCAGTGGCGACCTATTAAAACAGCTAGATTTTGGATTGCTGTGCGCATTTCATGGTATTAACGAGGCGGCAGAATGCAACGGACAGCCTAAGCCGTTTTTATTATTAGCTGATATCGGCAGACAGGTGCAGCGATTTACCGACTTGCTTCCAGCAATAAGCGCATTTAGTGAAAGCACTGGCGAATTTTTTAAATACGACGAAGCCGGGGGAAAGTAAAATCCAAGGGCGAAGGCGCGCCGCTAACTTGGTTAATAATTGAGCGCATAGCGTTTGGCGAGATGTGCATGAATGAAATCGATTTTAAACGATGCACGCCGAGATATTTCCGAATCCGATTGCATGGCATGCGAGAGGCACAAATGCAGCAATACCGCAACGATTGGGAGCGCTGTAGATGGCAAACTTCGGTATTATTATCGCCACATAGTAAGCGGCCAATTGATCCGAAAAAACTGATTACATTCGATTGGGAGCGTAAGGAGTTAACAATAATCGAAGAGGTTGAAAAATATCGGAGTATCTTTGAGAAGTTAACACCAATACCAACAGCATGAGCGCCGTAAAAGTAGCCTATAATATTTTAGCAAATAACGCGGCCTTGGGTTCCTATGTAAGCGACAGAATTAATCCGCTTCGAATACCACAAGGCAGCGCGTTTCCTGCGATAGCTTACAACCTAGTAAGCATAATTCCAACGCCAACTAAGTCAGGCCACAGCCGCACAGATTTTGCGCGCGTTCAGGTAAGCATATTTGCGCCTACATATCAAAGTTGCAGCGAGGTGGCGGATGCGGTTCGCACAGCATTTGAGGCAGTGACACTACCAGGGACATTTAACACGGTTAAAACGCAAACTATTGAGTTCGACGGGCAGCAGGAATTGACGGACGACGAAGCGGACTTCGCAGGCGTTTATCAAATATCTCAGGACTATTTAATTAATTACACACGATGAGCAGGTTGAACGTAGCTATCGGAGCGGATATTACCGAACTAGAAAAAGGCTGGGGCAAAGCTATTAAGCTTATCGCCGACGGCGGAAAAGAGATGTCAATAGACGTAGCAAAGGCCGCTAAAGATATTCAAGACCGATTAAACACGCTAGCGAATAGCAAGCCGACGGCTAGAGTTGTAAAGCAATTGCAAACTATGGCAATCGAAGCCCGTGCAATGGGGCCTGAGTTTGCTGCAATGGCTGACCAATTTGTAAAGGCCGCGGGTAAAATGCAGGACGAAATTGGCGACACGCGGGCGGAGATTGGATATTTTGCCAGCGACACGCGCAGGCTTGATGCGTTAATTGGTGGAGCGCAAGCAATGGCCGCAGGGTTTGGAGTTGTCGAGGGTTCAATGGCTGCACTTGGGATTGAAAACGAGGATTTGCAGAAAACCATGGCTAAGCTTCAGGGGGTTATGGTGTTGTTAAATTCCTTGCAAACAATACAGAACGCATTGCAGGCCGAGAGCGCGCTAGTAGTGGGGGTAAAAACAGCCGCTCAAAAAGTTGAAACGTTTGTAATGGGGCAGGCCACACTTGCCGCCCGTGCTTATAATGCTGCATTGGTAGCTACCGCCGCTGGTGCAGTCATTGCAGGTATTGCGGCTATTGCATATATATTTAATAAGATAAGCAAGGAAACCCAGTACGCTTCAAAATACACAGACGAATTTTACGAATTACAGAAAAAGAAAGCCAAGGAAACTGGCGACGCAATACGGGCATTTGATGACGAAATAATTAACAGGCAAATAACCAACGCTAAGCGTAAAGGGTTAACGGATAAGGCGCTTCGTGACGCTGAGATAAAAGCCATAGAGGACACGATCGCATCACGGACTAAGCAACTTGGAGAGGAGAAAAAATACTCTGATAGATGGATAGAACTTAATAGCAATATTATTAATTTATCTAAGCGTAAAGAGGATTTAATCACTGAGAATATAGTAGACGCGCATAAGAAAAGAGCGGCGGCACTAGCGGAAGCTGCGGAAAAAGAAAAGGCAAAAATTCAAGAAACTGTAGAGTTTGCGCATAAGGTTTACCAACAATTTGGAAGTAAAGCCTACAGCGCTATAATAAACGGATTCGGCCAAGCCGCCAGCACCACGCCGATAAAGCCGGAGGTAGTGAAAAGCATGGGGCTACAAATTACCAACAGCCTGCAGAAAGTCGAAAAGGAAATATCTAAGAAGCCCATACAGCTAAAAATACAAACGCAGACGGAATACACTAGTTTTATTAAAGACTTGGAGAATATGCGCAACGCAATAGACAGCGCGTTTGAGAGTTTGATTGAGGATAGTTTGACGGCGTTAGGTACTGCAATCGGAGAAATGATTGCAGGCGAACAGGGCGCGTTTGAAAAATTTGGTAAGGCTGCACTAGCTTCTATTGCTCAATTTATGAAAGCCTTCGGTTCGGCATTAATTACCACGGCAATTGCTTCGGATGCATTCCAAAAATTAATTCTGGCAAACCCTATGGCAGCCGCTGCGGCAGGTGTTGCGTTGGTTGCAGGTTCCGCGATAATTACAGCACAATTGAAGAAAGGACCTGAGTTTGAGAAATTTGCCGATGGTGGTATCGTTTACGGACCAACGCTCGGACTTATGGGAGAATATCCAGGGGCTAGAAGTAACCCGGAAGTTATTGCGCCGTTGGATAAATTACGCGATTTAATTACACCAAGCGGAGGCGATGGCGGATTTATAGCAAGCACGCATATTAGCGGCCGCGATTTGGCGATAGTTTTACACAGACATAACAACGATTACTCACGGGGATAATGGCACGGAAATACTACGGAAGCTTTAAAAGCATTAATAACATTACCTACAAGGTAGAGATACACGACGCGCCAACGGGCAGCACTACGGCAGGGACTGAGCTAAAACTAGCGACTGATGGATTTAGCCTAGAGCGCGACGGAGAGGGCAATAAGTGGTGGGATTCTCAAGTATTGGCTAGCCGTATAACCGCTGAATTTGTTATGCCAAATAGTACGGTACTATCGGATTTCCTTGCGTTGCAGACGGAGGCGGAAACCTACTGGACTATGGTAGTATGGCGTGGTAGTGATTTGTTTTTTGTAGGCCGTATTATTGCCGACCAAATGACGCGACTACGCGAATCGTTGGACAGCAAGCCGATAATAAAACTAACCGCCGTAGACGGGTTGGAATTGTTAGACGGTTATAACGTGAAAAATAGCTGGTTTACCTCCGACTATATTCAGGTAAACGTATTAGTCAGGAATTGCCTGCATGAATTGGACCTGCAGGACTATTGGCCGTACTTAGGTAAATCAGATTATTACCTATTTGATGCAATGAGCATGTATGCAGCCGATGCAACACGTAAGGGTTTTGATATGCTGCGAGTTAATATTAACACTTTCCTTGAGGATTACGATCCGTTTCAAGACGTGAAGGCAATTGACCTTGCAGCAAATTGGTATTACGATTTGAACATGATAACCTGCAAAGAAGCATTAGAGCAGGTGATGCAGATTTTTGGTTGTCGTTTTATTCACGCGGAGGGTGGCTATTGGTTCTACGATGCTTCGAGCTATAAGGATGTAACGCTTCCGTATCGCCGCTATAATTACACAGCCAACTACCAAGGCACGGGAACGCTTACGCACAGGCAGCAACTTGGAACGCTACCAGCGCGGCCGCAATGGGCAGCTAAGCCGTCATTGTACTATCAGCCTGCTGTTAAATTATTGACAGTTGACACTGAGCGCATAAACGCCGCAACAGTATTTCGGACACGGCCAAACAAAAGCACGTCAGCACTAGAGGCAGAGTTTACAGAAATTCCAACAGGCAGCACCCCCGACGCGGCACCCTTGAAAATCAAGGTAGTTGTTAAATCCAACTTCCCAGCGGTGCAGAATGATGCTCGCGTAGATTATGAATATAAATTAAAGATATGGCTTGAAGATGGATTGGGCGGTATTAAGATATTAAACGGCGACGGCTATTGGATAACAGCGACTAGCGTACCAAATGGAGTGGAGAAAGTTAGAGTTACGCAGATGCAAGGTAGTTGGGTGACGTATAAGTTTGAAATGCAATGCACCACACCGCCAGCAGGATTTAATATTTTGAAGGTAAAAATTGACAGCGTGCAAACGTTAATTAGCTTGCTGTATCAAAACAACTTACCCAAGTTATTGCGACCTGCAAAACAAACAAGCACATGGAGTACACCTGCGGCGTTTAACGTAAGCTATTGGGGCAGTATTCAGGTGGCATTTGCCGAAACTAGCGACTACCAAAATCCCGATTTTGTTTGGAATATTTCGGAAGATTTCACACCCAACACTAGTAATTCAGTAAACAGCACACAAGTGCAGATTAATCCTAAGTACTATTACAGCGGCAACAAATATGGAATAGGTAATATATGGGCTAACGATGGGACTAAGTACGTTATTGCGGATGAGTTCTATGGCGGTTGGGATTCGGTAACGAAAGGCACCGTCACTAAAATGTTAGGCGTGGGATTGTCGTCCTTATATGCGGACTTCATGCCCGTGGTTCGAGGTACCTGGATAGATTCAGGTAGCTACCATCTAATGAAATCCTTGTATTTTGATAACTATGTTTGGGTTTTAAACGGCGTATCGTTTAACCCAAGGTTTGACACGTGGGAGGGCGAATGGTTAGGAGTGGCTCCGGTGTACACCAATACCACAACGACAGGCGAGGGCTTGAGAATCAGTAACGAGCAGGGCGATATTTTGCGCGATCGTGTAAATTTGATTGAAACCCAAGTAAACAACTACCAATCTGCAATAAGCCACCAACCTGCAACGTTTTTGGAATACCTGGTTAACGAAGCCGACGGCGCACCAACAGCGCAGCCAACGCAGAATATAATATGGGAAACGCAGTTAAGATATGACGACAGCACCGAGCAAGTTGTTTGGCACCTGCAGGAACATGGCGCACCAATCAGTTACACAGTTGGGACGCATACGCTTACGAATGGTTACGAGCTTGTTATTTGCGATTCTCAGGACGGCAACGTGGTAGTAAATTTACCCGATGCTGACGAATCGCGTGGAAAGAAATATATATTTATTAAGACAAACAGCAACCATACTGTAACTATTGACGCCGGAACGTTCCTAATAAACGACAGCGCCACCACTACGATTAGCAGTAAGTACGAGAGCAAAACAGTTATGAGCGACGGAAGCAAATGGTTTATAGTTGGCAAGGTATAGTTGTTAACTTATGTATTTTTTATTTGTATTATATTTGAAATTATGAGCAATCCTAGTGCAGATATCGCCGTTGGCGGTCAAGGTTTTAAATATCACGGCGCAGAAACCGTAACCAATGTTACATACGATTCATTAGTTGTACATGTTGACTGCGTTTTTACTTCTTTTACTGTAAAAGGGAATAACGAAGCAAGTGGCACTAACGTATTAACTGCGCGCGGCCTTTCTGGAATAACAATAAAAGCAGGTACATTCTTACCAGCAGGTAAGGGGTTTGAAATTACCGGATTTGTAATATCTTCAGGATCTGTAATAGCTTATTAATATGCCACTAATAGGCGTTGGCGTAGGTTTAAATCGCCAAAGATATGGGCAATTTCAAAACGGTTATTCATCACGGGTTATTGCCGATGGTGGAACTATTGAGTCGTTGGAATGCGTAGCGGCTGCATCATCATTGTTGCAATCTGCATCCTTGTTATTAATACCCAGTGGGTACAAAGCGGGGGTTGCCTATGCCGAACTACCCGCCACTGGCAATGGAGATTTAACTTGGTCAAGGAATAGTGTAGCCAATAGAACGCAGAGCGATGGTACTATTGCCCAAGTTGCGGCTAACGTACCACGCCTATCCTATATGTACGGCAGTTGTCCAGCGTTGTTGTTAGAGCCACAGAGAACGAACTCCATCCGCAACTCATCTATGGTGGGAGCGGTGGCGGGGAGTCCTGGGACTTTGCCGACAAACTGGACATCAATTACATCGGGATTAACATTTTCTGTAGTAGGAGTAGGCACTGAAAATGGGTTGCCTTATGTAGATGTTAGACTTAATGGAACTGCGACAGGGACAGGGGCTTCGCTTCGATTTGACGCAAATACACAAATTGTAGCATCCAACGGACAAACTTGGGCAAGTTCTTTTTGGATAAAATCAATATCATCTACTTCACCTCCGTTGAATTATGCCAACACTGCAATTGAAAGCACCGCTGCAGGCGGGTTTGTTGCTTCTAATTCGCAAGTGTTGACAATAACATCTACATTAACACGAAATACATTTATTCGCACAATAGCAAGTGCAACAACGGAAAGAATCATTAATGGAATATTCTTTAGTTTGACTAACGGAGCATTCTACGATTTCACCATCCGCATAGCAGCACCGCAAATGGAACTTGGTGCATTTGCAACAACTTGGATTAACACAACCAATGCCGCAGCAACACGATTGGTAGATACATTTAGCCGAAACAACATTTACACCAATGGGTTAATTTCTGCAAGTGGTGGGACTTGGTATGTGGAGTTGAGGAATAATGTGGCATATACAAGAGATGCAAGTAATAATACTGTATGGATTGGTGATACTAATAATGGTACGTCAAATTCGTTGGTATTGCGTAGTGATACCACAACTTCAGCAATTCGATTGCAAATTATAAAGTTTATTGCAGGCACTCAAGTGTCACTTTTTAGCACAACAACAAGTACAGTTAAAATTGCAATAAAATGGAACGGCACAACTGCGGATGTATTTGTGAACGGGACAAAGCAAGTTAGTGCAACTGCATTTACAACAACACTAATGGAATTTTTAGCAGCAAGTGGTACTCAAGTACCTACATTCATTCAAGCAATGGCACTATACCCAACGCCTTTAAGTGATGCAGATTGCACAGCCTTAACAACATAATACTATGATATTTGCAAAATTTGAATTACCGATTGATAAGTGGGAGGAAATCAAACCCACATTAGAGAATTGTCACATTGTTGAATTGGGTGTGATTAACGAACTATTTGCCGTTGATATTATGTTCAATGGAGAGGTTACCGATGATTTATTGATTTACGAGGTATTCCCCGAACCTTGCGGCATACACACATTTTTAGGAATGGAAGATTTATACCAAGAACGATTTAACGATTTTAACCCGATTATTACCGATGAAACACCTTGATAACGACACCACCGCAGCCATTGCCACAGGAATAAGTGGAAGTGCTACGATAATACATTTTTCCCAAACTTGGCAGCCAGTTGCAGCCTTTGTACTTGCAATTGTCGGCATAGTATCGGGAATGTTTGCGATAATTTACTACATCCGAAAAATTCGTCAAATCGATGGCAAAGGCAAATAAATCTGTAGCTAGTACGTTCAGGGCTAAGCCGCGCAAGAAATTAGGCAGACATAAAAAACACGCGAATAAACATGAATCAAGCAAACCATACCAAGGCCAAGGCAAGCGTTAAAGGTTACGCCAAGCCAACGCCTGCAAAGTGGCGCAAAATAGGCGACGGCCTGCTATTATTATCTACCACGCTAGCAGCGTTAAATATTACGCACCCAACGCTGGCTATATGTATTCAAGTGACGGGGGTAATCGGTAAGTTTTTAACAAACTTCTTTTATGAGGACACCGCGGCGCAGTGAGGTAGAGGCAGCCGTTAAACGGTTGGGTTATAAATGGTTCGAGAATGGCGACTACAACGTTAATATTGTAGGCATACGCAACAGCGACACGGGCAGCAAGGTGACCAACTTATTTGACGACTGGATAACTATAAGCTGGAAAGAGCAGGGCAAGTGGTGCTATCAAATATTTTCGGCTACCACTGAACCAGGGAAAAAAGGAATGCTTGAAGGTAAGGCCAAAGGAGGCGTTTTTATTTTAAAAGAAGGGCAGTATCGCGGATCACACGAAATCGGTTTGCACCAGGGGAAATATAAAGCGCTCAGGCAATGCGGCGCGCTTCGTGGTTACCGCGACGGCGATAGGGACATGGAGTTTGATTTGGTGCAAGAGCAGGAAGTTTGGAACGCTGGAGTAAATATACACAAGGCAGGCAAAAACAGCACCTACGTGGAGAACTGGAGCGAAGGTTGCCAAGTGTTTAAGATTGAGCAGGATTTTGACGAGTTTATGGAAATCATAGAAAAAGCGGCCACGATTTACGGCAGCCGCTTCACCTACACATTAATAGGAAGTAAGGATATTACTTTTTTACCGCTTCCGTAAGCTTAGCTATGCCTTCGGGTTTCTCGGTAACGTCTTGT